AAAAGCGAAATTAGAGCCGTTTCTGCGCGAAATTTAGGGTGTCTGCGTGTCTTGTTGCTGTTCCGCTTCGTCAAGCAAGCCGCTCTCGATAAGATACGAGGTAAAGGACACGTCTCCGCTGATGTCTTTCTTTTCAGGCGCATACAAGCCGAGCAGTTTTCTCCGCTCCGCTAACTGATTGCGTATCTCTGCGATGTAAGCAGGGTTTCCCAGACCAACTACATTTGTTCTGTGTTCCTCAATGCCGTAAGTCTCGATACCCTGTGCGCTGTCATCAGAGCCTTTGCCTTTGTCCTTCTTCTTTGGTGCGCCACGCTGTATTTTGGTGCTTCGGTAATAGTCCTCTTTGGACTTTTCCCACTGCTGCCATAACTCTCTAACTGTGTCATCAATGCGAGTGAGTTCCAACTGCAACGCATCATCCATGTCTTGCAACCGCTCCTGCCGCCACTCTTTCAGCAATACCTTGATGTCAGAGCGAGCGGTGGTCGGAGCATAGGTATCGAGGTTGAGCCGTTTCTTGACTTCCTCTGCAATCTGTCGCAGAGAATGCCCACGCTTGTATAGTTGCGCAACGAGGGGAAGCCTTGCCTCCCTCGCTTGATTTCGTCTCTTTTGTTGTGGTGCGCTCATAGTCTGTATAGTTCCTTAAATCGTTTGCAAATCTTCTCTGCAACCACTCGGCTTGGGTAGTGCTTGCTGCCGTAACAGTCTTGCACGAACCACCTGTATAGTTGCCTGTCATAAATCAGCCGACCGATGTAATATCCGCAGCGGTCGCACAGCACTTGCACCTCCTCTGTGTCAGAGCCACCCCACCTGTTATACTTCTTTCGGTCAAAGGTAACGTCAATGACATAGTTGGTATCGAACTTCGCCTTGACCTCCATGCACTTTTTCAGATATTCGGGGTTGTGTCTGACCAATCCGAAAGTCCTGCGGAACAGATAATAGTCGGCACACTTATAGCACGAACCGCAACAGTCATCAGGAACACAGTCCTTGCCGTATTTTTTGACGTTTGAGCGGTGTATCATCGGCTTACGATAGTCAGGTGTTATACAGGTCGATAACAGCCCTATCAGCCGTTTGTCGCGCTTATAGACGGTGTAGAATGATTGGAGGTTATCGTGAATGTATGTCAGATAGCGATAGGTCGGCAATATGCCCCTGACAAAGTGATTGAAAGCCCTAATCATATCGTAACTGTCTGACAGGTCATAGTCGAGCGAGCCGTGGGTGCTGTTCTCTTCAAAGATATTGCCGAGACCGAAAGCCGTTGCACCGTGCTTCGTGCCGAGGTCTATCAACAGGCAGAGGATAAGAATGTTTTTCAGTGGGTGTTCGTTGTAATCCTTGTTTCCGCTGATGTTTATCTTGACCTCCACGATAGGATAACCTGCGGCTTCGGCAACAGCGAAAGCGTGCCGTCTCTCTGACGGTAGAGACTTGTTGACCCCTGCCACATAAACGAGCGTGGGCTTGTAACCCTCCTGCTCGGCTCTTATGGCTGTGGCGAGACAGTCCTTGCCCCCTGAAAAGGCGATATATGCCGTGTTTCCCCCGACAGGGCGAGAGCCATACGGACGGCTCTCTGTGAACCTGTCAGGGTCAGCGAATAACGGTGCGGCTTTCGCTTTTGAATGAATGATATTCAGAACATGTGCTAACCGCCTGTCACAGGTCAGACGCTGTGGCAGGGTCTTGACGCTGTATAACTCATAGAAAGTCTTGAAATACTGCGTCAAAGGGAAGTCCTGTGGTATGTTATTCAGAAACTGCATTGTCAGATGTGTTTTCGTCTGTGTCCTCTTTCGGAGCGTATGCTTCGATGATGTCTTTGAGTGCCTTCTGCTCGTCTGTGTTCAGTTCGATAGCAGGGAACTCATTGCGTATCTGTGTCGGGTCTCCCTTGAAGAAAACCAAGATGTTCTGATGCATCTTTGCCACCTTGCGGCTCTCCATGTATTTCTTGGCTCGCAGGGCGCCACTTGATGACATTTCAATCAGTATCAGTTCGTTATACAGGTGTGCGCCACACTCCTTGAAGATGCGCTTCACGTCTCCACCGAAGTCATAGTAAACTCCATTCTGCTTGCTGCGGACATCGCCCAAGACAACGACTGCAAAGCGGTTGGGTTTGAGACAGGTGTAAGCGGCTTTGAAAGCCCTCTCAAGAATGGCGATAAAGTCCTCATAGGTCTCCTGATTGGAAGCGTCATTCGGGAGGTCAGAGTATTTTTCAAGGTCATAGTATGGTGGGCAACTGAAAAGGAGGTCTTGGCTGTCAGGCTCAAAATGGTTCGCCACATTCTGACCGTCATCGCAGACATACTCGATAGGCAGGTCACGGTCAGCAATGACCTCGTTATTGATGTCCACCTGTTCCTGTCTCAACTCAACACCCTTGAAGCGATAGCCACACGTTCCGAACACCAAGCCTTTCTGTGTGTCGCCAGCGAAGCAGTCAAAGATAGACGCTCCCTTTTCAGGTGTGAACCACTTGCAGAGGATTTCAGCCAACACAGGGTCAAAGAGCGACACCCCTGTTGACAGCACCTTTTGGGCTTCATGCTGTTTCACGTCTTCGGGGACATACTTTTCGAGGTATTCACGGAATGATATACCGAGAGACTTGCGGTGTTCGGCTGTCTTGGTGTAAAGGTCTTTGTATTGCATCTCGATACTCTGTATCAGTTTACCCTGTCGGCTCTGACCCATGTCTCCGATAATCTCGCGCCACATCTTCTTTCGGGCTTGCCAATAGCCCTGTCTGCTGTCGAGGATTGAGAACGGGGGGATAATGAATGTGTCGTTCAGGCTTTGTGGCTGTGCTGATGTGTCAGAGCCACCGCTGCCGTCTGTCTGTCCCCAATCGGTATCGAAGCCGAACTCCAACCCCCAATCGGACAGTTCATCGGTGTCCCATTCGTTGGCGAGCATATCCATGTCCCATTCGCCATAGCCGACATTGTCTTTGATGATGAACTCTCGCTGTTCGTCTGCTGTCAGTTCCGAAGCCTTGATGATGTCAGCGGTCGGGTTGTCTTGCCAACGCTCCCAATAGGCAACGAGGGCTTCCTGCTCGGCTGTCGTTTTCTTCTGATAGTCTCTGACAGATGACAGGCGGTTACGCAACTCATCGGGTTGCATGTCCGCAATAGCCATAAGCGCACGATAGCGCATATTGCCACCGAGAGCCACCATTGTATTGTCAACAACGATAGGTCGCAGTTGCAACATCTTCGGCAAGACGAGGATAGAGTTTACGAGTTTGGCAAACTTGTCATCGCTGATGATGCGAGGGTTTGCGCTGTTCACTTCAATCTGTGAAAGTTTTACCTGTTCTGTGTTCATAGTTCCCATTGTTTATCGTTTTGATATTCGCCAAACAAGCCCCACTTGCACATTGAAGCGAAGATTGGGGTGTTGAGCCTGTATTGTTCTATCAGATAGGCAGGGTCATACTTGACCACCTCTTGGCTGATGACCTGACCGCTGCCGTTCGTTATTACCACCTCTGTCTCTCTCTGACCGATGCAACAGGCAAGGCTTACGAAGATGTCCTCCCCGAGACGCTGTGCGTGTTGCTTGGCGATGTTGCGAGCCAACAGGTTTAGTGTCAGGTCAGCCTTGCTGCCGTCTTTCGTCCACGGAGATCCACCGCCAATCTTACAGTTACCACCGTAAAAGTCCACAGCGAGTTTTCGACCTGTCGTGCCGCAGTCGGCAATGGTGCTGTGCTGAACATATCGACCTGTGCCGTTTACGGTCAGAGAGTAATCGCCCATGATGACCGAGCCAACCAATTTCTCGACCCTCTCTGTGTCTGTCTCTGTCAGGAGGGGTATTGCCACGATGACCTTGCGTACCTCCCTGTCATCAGTCACGACCTGCGTCTTGATGTCAAGCCCTCCGACACCGCTCTCAAACAGCGTCTTGCACAGACGCTTGGTGAGGGTGTGGTCAAGGGGCATATTGTGTGTGTCAGGGTCAGCGGTCGCCATACCGAAGAATATGCCTTGGTCTCCCCAACCCGACAACCCCTGTGCGATGTCAGGGCTTTGCTGGCTGATATATGAAGCAACAAACAGGTCATCGGCACAGATAGCGTTGGTGTTGCCCCACCGCTGCTGATAGTCTTTCGTATAACCCACCTCATTGACCGCCTGTTGAACGAGGAATGCAATTTCATCGTCTGTGAAGTGTGCCTTTGAGGACACTTCACCACCGAGCGTTACCATATACCCTTTGACCTGCACCTCGACAGCATATCGGGTGTTGGGGTCTTGCTCGATGTATCGGTCAAGCAGGTATTGGCTGATGTAATCGGCTACCTTATCAGGGTGTCCGAGCGATACATATTCAGAGAATTTAATCATAGGAAATATTGTTTTAGAGTTTCACTTGTCTTGGTGGTCTTGACGGTGTATATTTTCTGATGATGACAGGGGCAAAGGCTCTCTTTCGATGCAATCAGCCCCTCTGTGTCTGCCAACCCCATATTCAGGTAAACAGGGGCTTTCTCCACCCCCTGACAGGCTTTACAGTCTATCACTTGCATTGCTGACCCGACATCGTTCAAAGGGCTGTCATAGTTGCGGACACGGAACACGATAACATGGTGTTTGGGCGACAGTTGCTCTGTGACAGAGACGCATTGCAGAACACCGCCCACAATGATATTCCTTGCCCTGACCGCCTGACCCTTTGCGAGAGCCTGACAGATGACCGACCACAGGTGCGCTTGGTCTGTCTGTGTGCCGTTCTGTGCCTTGTATCGTGCGTCCCAAGCCTTGACGAGAGCCGCTGCCTGTGGGTGTGCGCCCTCTGTCAGAGAGAACCCCTCGGCAGTCATTATCCGCTTGGCTTGGTAACGCTGCTTGCGATAGTTTGAGCCTTTCATTTCAACACCCTGTTGGGCTTGGTAGATGTATTCGTTATTGACAGGCACGAATGGTCCTGTGCCGTCCGAGCAGATATTTCGTGGTATGCGATAACGAGCAATGTCTTCCGATGTTACCCGAAGCGAGATACCGACTTTCAGGGCTGCAAGCATTACGGACAGTTCGTCTCTGACTGACCCCGAAATGCTGATTGGGCAGACAGGCATCTGCACCCCTGTCTTTCCGAAGATTGCCGTGCGCTTGAAGATGACCAAGACATTTCCCTGTGTGGCTCTGATGATTTTGTAATAGGTCTTGCCCATATCCACCAACGCACAGACAGACTGCATATAGCGAGGGTAAACATAATGCTTTGCCCTCTCTGCATAGTATGGCTGAAAGACAGACAGGCAATCAAGCGTTATCGGTTTCAGTCCCAAAAGGATGTCATTCGTTGTCATCGGTATGCAAAGTTATTCAAAATGTTTGTATTATAAGCACATTTAGGGCAAAATCAGCCGTTTTGGGGGTCAAAATCGCCATTTATAGCCGTTTTAAGCAAACGAATGGTGGCTAACTTATACAGGTCATCAGGTGTCGTTCTGAACACCCTCCACCCCATAAGCGTTGCTGTGTTATACTTTTCCATGTCTCCGAGGAAGCCCTGCGCTCTGATGTGTCTGCCACCCGTCCACACTCCGCCCTCAACTTCAAGGGCTATCTTATGCTGTGGCAGGGCATAGTCAAACCGCCACTTCCGTTTGGGGTGGAACTGATACTCCTTGACGCATTCTTCTTTCAGGTCAGTCCGACAGATGACCGTGAAGACATCGGTCTGTGTTTGGGGCGATTTTTGCCGTTTTTTTGCCGTTTTTCGGGTTGTAATCATCTGTTGCGTATATTTTATCGTCTTTCAGTCGTTCGACCCACAGAGAGCGTTTTTGAACCCTGATAACAGAACAGAGTTGTTACGCTCCGTCCTGTTATCGTCTCTCTGATGTCGCTGCCGTATGTAAGATATAGACACAATATAATAGTGGGGCTATATGCCCCTATATTATGTCAATATCTTACTGCGTGCGCATATTGTCAGAAGGGCAGGTCATCGTCATCAGGCGCATAGAATGTGTTGACCTCCATAGTCTGCAAGTCCTGTTTGCGCTCCAAGACATGCAAACCGCCAATGATAGGCTGCGCTTTCTTTTCCTCCTCTGTCATACGGTCGTAAACCTCCTTGTCAAAGGCGACCTTGACACAGTGGGTGTCCTGATACTGTGGGTTTTGCATTTCGATTGCTGTCAGGTTCAGATAGCAACCTTTCTGACCGAGGAACAAACCGCTCTCGTCAAGCGGAATGCACAGGCAACGCTTCGTGGCTGTCTTGCCCTTGATGTTGGTAACGAATGCCCCCTTGATTTTGAGGAGGTCTGCTTTGATTGAATAATTTGCCATAATGTAAAAATTTTGATTGTTATTGGTCAGATGACCGTTTGAAGTTTCGATTATTTGCGTTTCTTATATGACCGTTTTACGCAGAATGACCTGATGCGCAGCCAATAAGGTTTTAGAGTAAACCCTTTGTGTGTTAGCCACTTATGGCTGTTTGTTGTCTCTCTGACCGTCTGACAGGTCTGTGCCGTCTGTCTGTGTGTCATCTGTGCATTCTGTGTAATTAAGCGTTATTTTAGCCGCATTTTCGGGGTTGTTTCTGTGAAAACGGACGCTGTTAAGATAGAAACCCGCTTCCTCAAATTGGCGGTTGACTGTCTCAAAGAAGCGTCTGACCTCTTCTGCTGTTATATGTCGTTTCATTGGTGCTGTTGTTTTGATATGTCGTTATAGTTTGTCAGAAAGGACAGTCCTCGTCATTGGGAGTGAAAGCGTCAAAGTCAAACTGTGCTGCTTCCGCTGCGTCCTGTTCTCTCTGTCTCTGTTCCCTGATAAGGTGGTTTTCGTTATCCCATACAGGCTCAATGCCTTGTGTGTATGGAACATATCGCCCATTAGTCAGGTTATACTTGAACAGGGCTGTGCCGACCGAGCCGAGGTGTCGGAACTTTACCTTTTGGACGTGAACCTCGACCGTGTTCTCTGTGCGGTTGCGGTGTACCACAATACCGAAGTCAGTCTTGTTATAGAAGTGTGCCGAGCCGCTGATGTCATAAAGCGTGGGGGCTTCGATTACACCGTCTTTGTTTCGGGGTTGCTTGGTGGGGTGTGCCATAAGAATTATCAGCACGTCATTTCTCTGTGCGAAGTTGGTCAGACGGTCAAGCATTTTGCTGATATACTTTGTTTCGTTTAGCCCCTCGCTTTCATCTTCAAGACGGTTGAAAGGGTCTATGACAAGCACCTTTATACCTTTGCGCCTGACAAGGAACTTTGCCCTTTCGAGAATGGTTGACAGCCTGTAATCGTCCTTTGGGCTGATGAAGAAAAAGTCCTGTTCGATGTGCTGTTTGACCTGTCTGTATTCAAGGAACGGCAGCGTTCCCTTTGAGAACTTCTTCCCTGTGAACTTTTCAATCAGTTTGCTTGCGTGATATGCGAGCGGAGCGTTTTCAGGAGAGAAGTATGCAAACCGCCACCCATAGCGCATATTCAGACGCTCGGCAATCTCATCGATGAACTCTGACTTACCGCTTCCTGGTATGCCTGTAACGATACAGAGACGCTTCGTTTCAAAGGAACACAGGCGGTCGAAGTTATCGTATCCGATAGTCACTCCCTGTTGCATACCGTGTTCAAAGAGTGCGTCAAGACTGTCCTCAAAGTCAGAGACAGTAAACACCCCCTCCAATTTGACTTCGGGTGCGTCTCTGATGACCTGTAACAGGCTCTCCCGACCGTATTTAATCAGATGTTCGTTAGCGTCTTTACAGCCGTCCCCATAGACGAGGACACGACACCTTTCAGCACCAAATCTGCGGAGCAGTTCGTCTCGTAACTCTATGCCTTTCGTGTCTGTGTCAGACGCTATGAATATCGTGTCCTTATCGTCAAAGTAATCTTCGATAAAGTCATCAAGATAGTCAAGATTTGCGTTTGCCCCGTTGGGGACACTGATGACGTTATGCACTCCGCACTCATAGAATGTCAGAGCGTCCATTTCCCCCTCTGTGATGACACAATCCTTTTGCCCTTTGATGTTGTCTATCAGGTATGGTATGAGTTGCGCCCCTGAACAGAGTTTGAAGCACTTGTCTCCTGTGCGGAACTTCGTATTTATCAACTCACCATTATGGTAATAGTTGAACTGCACCGTGTTCGCCTGACCATTCTTCTGTGGCATCCACTCCATGCCCTCGGACACCCGACACGCTGTCAGGGTCTCTTTGCTGATACCTCGCCCCTGAAACCAAGCGAGCGCACGGTCAGATATTGCGCCCTGTGGTCGGGGTGTCGGCTTCTTATATGTCTGTTTCTCTCGTTTCATAGGTCTATACCAAGACTGTTGTTCCATCCACCTGCGTTTGCCCTCGGGACTATCGTCAAAGTCAGAGACATTGACTGTTCCTCCCCAACCGCAATAGTGGCAATTCCAAACCCCTTTGTCAAGGTCAACAGACAGGCTCTTGTCTCGTTTGTCGTGTCGTGTCTGATGACACTGCGGACAGAACGTCTTGATCTTGCCTGTGGTCTTGCCAAAGGGGATTGTGATACCGAATTCGCTGTAATCTTTCTTCATGGCTCTGTGATGTCCTTTCGGGCTTGCCTGTAACCTTTCAGATAGCCCTCGTTAAACGACTGATAGCAGACAGAGCACACCGCTTCTGACCGCTTAAAACGAAAGGTGCAGCGGTCGCACATTCGGCTGCGCCCATTAGCGAGCCGTGCTTTCTTTGTGACAGATGTATGTTTCATAACAATATCCATTCTTGTGTTTCAGCATTCCATTGATGACGGTCAGACGGACGCTTTGGGGCTGACAGGGGTATTTCAACCCGTCCCGACCCGTATGTGCGCTTTCCGTCCTCTCTAACATATTCACCTACCCCAAGCGAATTTTCGACCGCGAGACGCGCCTGTTTTGCCCCTCTGTCATTGTCATAGTTGCCCTCCATGACTTTGACCCAATTCTTTGAGTTCTCAAACACCCAATCAAAGGTGGCAGTCCAAGAGGTCTTGTTTTCGCCACAGAGAAAAGCAGACCGTGATACCACACGAAACAGATTGTTACACCATATCAGCATATCGCTCGGGTTGGTCATCTTCGCTTCGGTCAGGCGGCAGCGTATCTTCTGTCGCCTGTCATCAGAGAGAGTTTTGACCTTTGGCAAAGCAAGACAAGTCCTATTCCACATGGCGACTATTTCCTGCGTGGGCAAGTGACCCCTTATAAACAACTCTGAACAACTTGGAGCAATTTGAACTAAGTCCCTCTAAATGAGGGACTTTTTGTATTTTAACACTTCAAGTTGCATATTTGTTAGTTACAGTTTTTCCAGTTATTTTTGCACCATATTTCTACCGCGAGTGTAAAATAGAAAGTCGATTTCACACCAAGATGACATCATAGGTACAAGCGTGAGACGCTGTGAGAAAATGCCAAAATGCAATCGAAGGTACAACGTGAGACACCATGAGACGTGGTGAGACACTATGAGACACTTTAGCAGGAGAAAATTCACTAACGAGTGCAACAATTATGGAGATTCAGAAACGCTGCAAGTATTGTGGAAGATCCTTTATTGCGCATAAGATGACCACTATCTATTGCTCACCTTCGTGCAATAATAAGGATTACAAGAGAGCAATCCGAGAAAAGCAGATTGCCGAATTCATGGAGGAAGAAAAGAAGAAGACACCCAAGGTAGATATTCTTGGGGGCAAGGAATTCCTCACCCCTACTGAAGGTGCATCACTGCTTGGACTGAGTCGTGCTACTTTCTATCGCTATATGAGCAATGGAACCATCAAGGCTGTCCAGCTTCGTGGTAAGACTATCATCAGGCGAAAGGATATAGAGCGATTGTTCGACAATCCCCCTACCTACCAGTCCCATTCCGAGAAGAAGCAGGAGAAGCGTGAATACTATACCTTCAGGCAAATCATGGAAAAATTCAAATGCTCCAAGAAGGCGGTCATGACCAGAGTTGAGAAATACAATATACCCAAAGTATATCAAGGCCGCAACTGTTTCTTTGATCGTGCTCTTGTTGATGTTCATTTTGCTCAACTTATTGCGGAGATAGACCTTCGTGACTATTATACAATTCCGCAGTTGGAGGAGAAGTACAAGATGAGCCACGCAGCAGTATTATCATTTGTGACCAGAAACAAGATTCCACGTATCACCCAAGGAAGAACTGTCTATTATTCCAGGGCGCATATCGATACGATAAAAGGTGAACGTGAATCCATCGACCCGAACTACTATACCTACTCGGAGATTATGGAGAAGTATCACTTCACAAAAGACCAAGTTGCCTACTATATCCATAACTACGAGATAGACAATCATAAGCAGGGACGATTTACGGTCATCAACAGAAAGGAGTTTGATCGTATCATCAAGGAGCGCATGGAAACAAATGCCCTGGAAAAAGAGAAAGAGCGGAGAGCAAAACTGCCGAAACTCAATGAAATTCCTGATGGCTATATTTCCGTTGCACAGATAGCAGAGAAATATGGAGTCACAACCAAACATGTCCAGGCTAAGACTCGTGAGGCAAAAACACCAAAACTTATTATCAAGCATTTGAACTACTATAACGAGGCTGCCATTGAACAGCTGTTCAACAGAGACCCGGAGAAGTTTGAGGTTCCCGAAGACTATATCACAGCACAGGAGATTGCCAAACGTTTCAAGGTCACAGTCCATCATGTGCATGGACGAACCAGAGAGGCCAACATTCCAAAGATAACTGTGAAGCACGTCAACTTCTACGAGCTGAAAGCCGTCGAAGCCCTGTTTGCCAAGAACGAAGCCTGTGAGGAGCTGCAAAAGGATGAAAATGCAGAATGGATATCTGGTACTGATGTGGAAGAGATGCTTGGCATTACGACGTGTGCAAGAAGGTCGTTCGTTTCACGTCATAAGATTCCATCCAAGAAAGAACACGGTATTGCCTATTATCTCAGGTCTGCTATTGAAGACGTAAACAACACATTGGCAAAATACGGCGAGCATTACTATACCGTAGAGCAAATCTGTGAGAAGTTCAACATGGACAGGGATAAGGTTTACGGGATGCTGAGATATAGCAATGTAAGAAAAGTCCATGAAGGAAGATTCGTTTTGTTCCTCAAAGAGGATATCATAAAAACGATCCATGAGCGACAGTTCACATAAGATTACCAATTACTCAGACTTATTCAGCCCTTATCCTAAATTATAGAAGAATGAAGGCTGTCAGTATCAAATAAGTAAAGACATTTGCAACCAAATTAAATAATAAAGACTATGCAGTATTGTAAGACAGTAACACTTCGGACACGCCCCATTAAAAATGGAATGTTGTCGTACTACTTGGATTACTATCCAGGCTACAGGGACATCGTTACGATGAAGACAACTCGCCATGAATCATTGGGTATCTACATTTATGCAGACCCCCAGAACAAACGAGAAAAGGATTTCAACGACAGGATGACAGAAAAAGCTGAAGCCATCCGATGCCGGAGATACGAAAGCGTTGTCAACGAAAGATACGACTTCTTTGACAAAGCAAGGATGCAGGGTGATTTCCTTGACTACTTCAACAGAGTTTTACAAGGGAAAGACCCCAAGTGGAAGTTCGTCTATGAACATTTCAAGTATTTTGTCGGTGGCAAATGCAGATGTGAAGAAGTTGACATCGACCTATGCAACAACTTCCGTAAGTATCTGCTTACAGCCAAGAACCTCAGAACAGGCAAGCCTATGTTCATCAACTCTGTTGCTGGATATTGGTCAACTTTCCGTGGATTCATCAACATCGCATACAGAGATAAGATGATTCGCACCAACCCGAACGACTTCCTCGAAAAGATTCCAACAGTCCCTGTTAATAAGGAAAGCCTGACACTGGCAGAGCTACAAAAGCTCTACAAAACTCCTTGCGAAATAGATGTCCTTAAAAGAGCCTCTATTTTTGCTTGTCTAACAGGAATGCGTCGAAGTGATATTATAAACCTAAGCTGGGGAAATATCAAATCTTATTCAGATGGTGGTAAATATGTGGAATTTTACGCTCAAAAGACGAAAGCGCGAAATATCATTCCTATTAGCGAGGAAGCATACAAACTAATTTCTCAGAACAGGAAAAGTATCAACGGCAAGGTATTTGAGGGGTTCGAGATTATCATGGCACAAAAGCCCTTAAAAGCCTGGCTAAGAAAAGCAGGTATCAAGAAACGCATAACATTCCACTCTTTCCGACACACATTCGCATCATTGCAAGTAGAACTTGGAACAGATCTCTATACGGTCATGCAGCTGTTGGCTCATAAGAGCGTGACAACAACACAGATATATGCTTGTCATGCAGACCCGAAAAGGCGAGAAACGGCAACAAGAATCTCATCTAAGGTACTTGGCAAAGAGAAGAAAGCCAAATAATGCTCTATATTTTGAGCAAA